CTTCTTACGACGAACAACGAGCAGCCTCTCTGCCTGATTGATATCCTTCAACTGACGGATAGCAATAGCATCCTCTAAGTCGATCTCTTTCTGACCCAAAGCAATCTGGATGTTTTGCTCCAGGTACTGACGCTCGGCCTCTTCCATCTCTTTCACTACGGTAACACCGAAGTTATACATGGCTAGGTTCCTGAACGAAGTAAGGACGCTCATGTTTTCTTTACCGATAGCATTCTCGTACATGCGGTACAAAACAGAGTCGGGATGAATTACCTGCACGCACTTAATGATGTCGTTACAAACCTTCTTGTACAAAACCATAGAAGAGTTTGTGATATCGTAAATAGCGTTGTTAGCGGCAGCCAAAGCTTGCTGTCTCACGCCCACCAAAGAATCAGACTTCGGCGTAGATGCATCCATCACCTCGTTGATCCCTGTAGCGTCTCTGATCATGCGCAAGTAATGATTGTAAAGACCAATCAGCTCGTTGATGTTTCTGATGCTATTTCCAATCTCTCTGATCGGAGGGTTCTGGAAGCCGCCTTCTGGGTTTTTACTTCTGTAGTAGAAGACACCCGTCTGCTCGTAGATGTCTTGAATCTCCAGCGGCTGCAAGTCACCACCTCTTCCGAGCTGTACATTCTCAAGACCCTCGATGTCAACCAGAACACCGTCCGGCTTTGCTTTAGCAACAGCTTGCTGAATCTTCAGGTGCGTGAGCTGTAGTTGGTCAGCGAAACCGATGACGCTGCCCACGATAGACTTGGGCTTCATGCGACGAATGTTCGTGCACGCTACACTGTACGAGAGTCTAGCCTTGGTGAGGTCGTGTACGTTCTTCGGCACATTCTTCTTCATGCCGTATCCGAAAATCATGTTAGTGCCAACAACGTAGCACCCGCCATAGATGGTTTGGTTTTCCATCTTGTATGGCTGTCTGTCGTACACAGAGCTTGTTGGCTCCTTGTACTCGCCACCCTTGAAGTAGAAGCCCGTGTTTCCAAACTGAGACTCCTTGCTTTCGTAGTACACACAATCGACAGACAAGAACTCAAAGTCCATGATGTCAATCAGGTAATCGTCGTAACCATGGGTGTATCCCCCAGCACCTCTATCGTAACTCTTGACACCGAACAAACTCTTGTCGTTGTACTTCTTCCCCATCACGCTCCTAGCAATCTCTTCGTATTGCTCTTCCGAAATCTCGCTACCAGCCATGCGCTTCAGCTCCTGAATGCTGATTCGCTTGATGTGGCCCCCATACACAATGTCAGACATCGTGGGGTCTTCGGTGTAGCTGTGAAGGAAGTTGGCTGGGTCTACATACTTGGTTGTGATTCCATAGTTGGGGTCGTTGTCTCTTTTGATTACGCCCATACCACAGACCACCAAGTCCTCGACAGCCCTGCGGTAAACTGTCTGGTCAAAATCATTCCAGTCCAGCGTAAGCGATGTCGCCAGCTGAGCAGCAATCTCAGCGTTGGTCTTCATGTTTTGCTCCATGAAGATTTCCGCCTCCTCGGTGGTGTCGGGTAAAATGTCTGGGTCAATCTGAGGCTGAAGCCCCATAGCCTTGGCCTCCTTGAGAAGCTCCTTGTCTTCGATTGATGCTTCGATAGCGGCGCGTGCCTCGTCCTTCTCCCCCTTACTCACAGGGTCAATGGCATCAATAGATGGGTACGGTTTTCTTGACAGGATTCTGTTGACTACAACTTTGACGAACTTCGGCACGATAGGCACCGGACTCCAGTCAAGGTTGAGCAGCGTGCCGTCCCCGTTGTTTGGGTCGAGCGCGTTTAGAATCTGCTTGTACACAGAAGTGTCCTGAGTCCCGTTTGCGTAGTCACGATTCTTTTCGAAATCGTGCAAGCGTTGTCTCAGCAGAGAGCCGGAGTTGTCGCTTTTACCCCACTGGCTTTCAATAGCTTTCGCATACTTCAATCCATAGGAGCGGTCTGATTTCTCTAGTGGTGACGCAAAGGGGTCTGGGAAATTTCCGTACTTGTTATTTTTGCTCCCTTGGGTCATGAAATACTTTGTTGGACTCAAGTGCAAATATAGTCATACCGGGGAAGCGTTAGCTCAGCTTGTATCGGCGGAAGAAAACCTTCTCATCAAACTGCTTCTTCTCCACCTTTGGCTTGACCTTTTGTGCCGCCAACAGTGCAAGGCCAGAGCTAATAGAAAGGTCGTACTTGGTTCTTTTGTCAATCTTGAATCCAATCCAGTCCTCTAGGGTTCTATTGAAATACATCTTGCCCGGCTCACCTTGCTCATTCAGGCCAACGTATTTGTGGATGTAATCCTCTATGGCTGAGGCATGTGCCTGAATCACATCCTGAGAGTTTGAGGGGATGCCTTTTGTTTTGACGTTTTTGGATGATGAGGTTGACCTCAAGTGGTCGGGACGGTCCATCACATACCCATCGTAACCTCTTGACTCAAAGTGCCTTACAATCCCGTACTTGTTGTTCTCTATGAGCAACGGGTATCCGTAAAACACAGCGGCCATCAATACGTCCTCGTAGAAAATCTTTGCCATGGGTGGACGGCTGGCGTACTCTGCAACAAACATGTTGCTCGCCGCGTCCATGTTGAACTTGTTGTAGATGTGGCAAGCACCCTTGGATGAGCGGCTATCTACAGTTGCGTCAAGGTCATAGGAGTCAACTCCGCCACACCCCATGTGTGGGTTTGGTGGTACGCGCTTGTTCCTGTTCATGGACATCACGCTTCTGTTCTCTTGGTCAGGCATCCACGACACATACCACCTGCCCTGATGGTTTGGTAGAAACACAACCTCGGTGTCGGGCACACCGCCCTTCCACTGGAAGTTGCCTCTTACTACAGGGTTTGGATACAGCGAATCGTTGTGTTCTATCTGCTCGTAAATCTTTCCGATGTTGAACAGGCTGCCCTCGACACTATCTCGGAAGGCTTCGTCGGGCGTGAACGGAAACTGACGGATGATTTCGTTTAGCTCCTTAGCGTCATTCTTCAAGGCATCCCTCTCGTTTTTCAGAAACGTCTTAGACCCAAACGTCATCATGTCCCCATCAAGGGTGGGCACTTCTTTTTCTGGGTCTTGAATGATGGGGTTTCCGTGAACGTCAAAGAACCCCTCTAGGGCTTCGTAGGCTGGGATGAATAGACGGTAAAGGCCGGAGGTAGTTCTACCATTAGCGTTCCTCTTTGTCGGGTCTGAGTCTTTCCAAAGCTGCTTGTATTGCGAGCCACCCTTATCCATCGGATTGACGGTGCTACCGACAAGTGCCTTGCCGACAATGCGACGACCAACGATAAGACAAGTACGTTCAATGCGCCAAGCCTCGCGGATGTCAGAAGGCTTTTCCCACTTGCCCGCCTCATCCATGTACAGCATGTGAAGCTTCTCACCATCGTAAGCATTGTTGGTGGTGTTCTTCCAGTTTAGCACTGTGTTGAGCGCGTCACCAACATACGATGTTTTGTTGTTCTTCGTTATCCTTTTAGATGGCTCGCGGAACGCCAGCTCCATACGCGGGTTCGTGGTGCCGTCCTGAATAGGCTTGAAGAAAAAAGGGTAGTGCCGAAACATCGACACCACCTTCTTCATGAAAATGTTTTCCTGAGCGTCTTTACCAGTCTTCGACTGAATGCCAAGAAGCTTGTCTTTAACTTGAGTAGCCTCGTCAAGCAGAACAGAGGAACAGATATTAGTGTAACCAGAGCGGCGACACTTAGTGTAAAGCTGGCCAACGCAGCGCGGGTCAGCTTCGCAAGCAGCCATGTGAAGGAAAATGTCTCTTTGGAATCCCAGATATGAGGGGTAGCCAATGTCAATCTTCGTCCACTGGAGGAGCATGTAGTGCCTCCCCGTGATAAACGTAGGCTGACCCTGATTGTAAAACCAAAAACCTTCCCTGCGCCTTCTAAATTCTTCCTCGATAAATGGACGAAACTTTTCTCGAAACTCCTTGGGCGTTTCGGCCCACTCATCCATGCTTCGAATACGGGACAGTTCTGATGGCATAGGTAGCCTTTCCCACATCTGCATACTTGCCTCCAAGCCTTCTCCTTTGATTCCCCTTTTCGGAGTCTCTGGAAGACCAATGAGAATCCCACCAAGCTCCACGACATCTCCGAGTGTACCGTTGGGACAAATCTTGATAACCTCGTCATCATAACCATCGACTTTTTCTAGGACACTCATTTGCTAAACTTCTCTGCGAAGCCGCCGGAGTAATCCTTTTCTTGTTCAATACTTCCGTTCGACTTCAAGTCCTTTACCATTTGCTCAAGTCTCTGTCTTTCAACCAACAGCTCCTTGCAGTCAACGGCAGTTTGCTTGATTGACTGAAGCTCAGCCTTGCGTGCGGAGCCACCAGCCTCAGGGTCAACAGGACGCTTGACCTCATCAATCATGTTATTGATGGCAACCTCCATAGACTTCATGAGTCGCTGAGCTGCGCTAATCGTTGTGAACTTAGTTGCGGACATAGAGCACGTCATCATCAGTCATACGATACACGATGCTGTCGTCGTCCAGCTTCATCTTGTAATCCCTGTCCGGGAGGAACCCGACAACATCACCCTTCTTTACACCCTGCTCAACCATGTATTGGGACGGGGTGACAATCCTTGCCTCCAGC